GGCTAGCCCTCTTGCCGATTCCTTTATCCTACTCAGATGAGGTGACTACTATGTCGGATTCACTCCCATTGGAACCTAAAGCGATAGCTTTCGAGCCATTCGCAAAAGATCTCCGGTGGCGACTTGATTACAATCATGTCGCGGCTAGTAGTGGTGGGCGGACGGTTAAATGTCCTGCCTATTTCCAGATCGACCTTAGCATGGTCGTAGATAGTGTTCCGCTATTCCTTCTCGCTTGCGAGAGGGACACGGACATCTCTATGGTCCAGCGAATGATCGAAAGGGAAATCCTTAATCTGAGCAAGAACGATGCTATTAGTCATCCTGTTCGTGACTCACTTCTCCGGGATTTACACCGGATCTGTGAAGAACTTGCAGGTGATGACCGCATCGCGCATTTTGGAATCGACTCGAAAAGCTAGCCCTCTACGCTGAGAACATTGCATGCCCACAATTAACATTGACCGTTACTACCCCTACACCGGTTATCGCTCCGAAACTGGAGCAACTGGCACAGGGCAGCTCCTATTGGGTGACAATGACCATATCTGGCCTGATACTCGTAAGAGTCTTCAGGACCGGACCGGTTGGCGTCCTCCGATGGGTTGGTCGCGTACAAAAGCGGAAGGGTGTACAAGAACCGCCGTAGGCAACATTCGTGTTGACTATGAATGGAACTTTTCACCTAACCACTATAGTACGTACGTGGGTCCCTTAACGGGAAATGCAATGAACGCTGCTATACCGTCGTTTCCGAACGGATTAATATCCCGTGCGGAGGTCAACGCCCTGCTTAAGCTTAAGGACCAGAAAGTAAATCTGGCCGTTGCCTATGCAGAAGCGACAAAGACGGCGGAACATCTGACAAAGACCGCTTTGCGGTTGCGGAGGATGGTAAAAGCGGCACGGAGGCTCGATGTACGGAAGTTTCTGGAAATTGCGAACGCTCCTGAGGTCCATGGACGGGTTATTACCGTCCGCAAACCTCGGAAGAAGCGGCGGAAGCCGCACGATCGCTATCCGAAACCTTTGGGGTATGAGGTACCGTTCAGTGATGGACGGGTTTCATCCCTCGTACTCGAGCACAGCTACGCGTGGAAGCCCCTTCTTAGCGACGCAAAGGGTGTCTGGGATGAGTTCGTGTCGAACAACAACAAGAACTCTCGCAGAATTATCACCGTCTTTGGGTTTGCAAACGAAAGGTACGAAAGCGTAGTTGATAAACCATTTTCCTGTCCTAACCCTGTGTCGTTGATACAGGGCCTCATAGAGGTCCGGAGGCGTGGGATCCATCGTTGTAAGGTTCGATTAGATTATGAACTTGACAACCCTGCACTGGTTCAAGCTAGTGCAGTTGGACTTACCAACCCTCTGGAAGTGGCCTGGGAAGTGGTTCCGTTTAGCTTTGTAGTGGACTGGTTCTACCCTGTGGGCGATTACTTAAGCAGCTTGGATGCTGCTGTCGGTTATCGCTTTCTGGGAGGATCACGTTCAGTGACCACCAAGGAGAACTCGTGGGGACGTGTGAAGACGGAATCAATTTTCGTCAACAGCATCCACGCACGAAAACAGAAAGTCAGTAATGGCTCTCCGATAGCTACCGCGTATAAGACGAATTTTGATCGTCATATATACGGGGCATCTCCTGTTCCACTAGTCCCGCGCATTGACCGCAACGGACTTGACGCCGGCTCGCGATTCTTGAATGCATTAGCACTCTTGTCGCAAGCCATCCGGGGCGTCTAGCCCCATACCCTCCAATTAAGGAGACGGCCAGGCATGCCTCTTATTGCCGATTTTACCGCGGCTGACGCCGCTGGTACCCCCGTTACGCATACCTTCAAGGCCATTACGGTCGAAGGCGGCGTTGCAATGTGGAACGAACAGACTGCCACCCACCCTTCGGGTTGGTGGACCGTCCGTACGTGGCACGGTAAGCCGAGCGGTAACGCGACTATGTACCGTCCGCGCATCAAGTTCGATATGCCGAAGCTGGTCACTGAGACCATCAACGGTGTATCGGTTCCGAAGAAGTTGTTCACGAATTCTGTGGACGTCTCCTTCAGCTTGTCGCCGGAGAGTACTGTGCAGGACCGAAAGGATCTGCGTAAGTTGCTGGTTGGGATGATCGATACTGCTCTGATCAAGGGCACTATCGAGGACTTCCTCCCCGTCTATGGCTGATTTAGTTCAGCCGGACCGGAAAGAAGATAAGGACCACATCATTGAAATCGTGGTTCGTCTCATCCTTGCTCTTATCGCTTATAAGCGGTAATTGCTACAGCAACAGCTCATTAACCTTCCATACTGAGGTTTTACCCCATGAAGAAGAGTCAAAAGAGTGCAGATCCCTCAGCGGCCCTGTACCGTCGTTCTGCTTGTCTAGCC